CTGTTACCGAACGTGCTGCTAGGAGTGCAACGAGGTCTAGCACGGCATCAGGCGCCGTTGTAGCTTCGTTTTCCGTCCCGTCCGGGTTAAGGGAGCGGGGGAAGGCGAGAGTTTGCGTGCCATCGGTGACTAGCTTTGTGCCGATGAAGGGTCCCATAGCGTCAACCTCTGCTGATGCTGCGTCGAGGTCTCCTACTAGTGGAAACGCCTCTATTCCGAAGCGGTTATCCAGGCGAGTTTCGGCCTGTTGTGCTGTTAGGTAGGAGGGCACTTAGGCCGCCTTCTTTCTGCGCTTTATTTTTGGCTTCTCTCCGAAGGCTAGGCCGCATGAAGAGCATGTATATGCGTAACGCACTTTAGAGGCGCTAGCCTGCCTGCCGCCTCCACCGGGTTCGCGGGGCGTGATTACTTGCCTAACCTCCGTAAACCACACCCCGCTGCAACCCAGACAGCTCAATTTACTTCTTCTGATCCCTAAGAGCAGCGCGTCCCGTGGTGTCAGGGAGTTCGTCACCCTCAGCGATTCCCTTTATGGGCTGGTTCTCCTCGGGATGCGTCTCCCAGCCGGAGCCGGAATCCTCATCTGAGCCCTTGACGACTTCCTCGGTGAAGCGGTTATCTGGCACGCCACCAAGGGCCATCTGGCCCGCAGAGAGCTTGTAGCTCGTGGGCTGGGTTACCGTTAGCGCGGCGTCCCTTACCGGAGATACGCTGTCCTCATACATATTGCTCTTCTGTTCGTTCTGTGCGGCTGGCTGCCGCTCTTTCTTCTCTTCGGCCATGCTTATCCTTTCGGTAGTTGTAGGGGCCGCGAAGTAACGGCCCCTACCTGGCTAGGACTTAAGCAGCGTTGATGATCCTGACGAAGGCGTTGTTGAGGTCATAGACCTGAAAGCCTATGCGCGTCTCATACTGAACGGCTATCTGGTTGGTCTCGGCGAGGTTCACACCGTCAAGCGTGGCCTCCCTGAAGGTCTGAACGGAGATATCCGAACGGATGACGGCCTTGGCGTTGCGGAAGTCGCCAACGATGGCAACCGTGGCGGGCGGCGAGCCCGAGCCGCCGATAGCAGCGTCGGGGGTAAACGGGTTGTAGACACCGGCGTCGGTCCTTGAGACGTTGGTCGAGAAGCGGATAGGAAGACCCTGAACGCGGTCTACTTCACCCGAGCCGGCGAGCGCCTGATAATAGAGCGGGTCGCCGTTCGTGGTGCGGGCATCGCGAAGGTGCTGCTTGGTGCGGTAGCCCGTGAGGACGGAGAGGTTATCGGTGTAGCCGTTATTCTCAAGCGTTGCCATCGCTGAAGAAAGGGCAACGGCAAAAGCGTCTGCGCCAGTACCAAGTTCCACCGTGGTGGTCGTGTTCTGGAGGGCGGCATCGAATGAGGTCGTGTACGTCGCGGTCGTGTTGGCGGCACCTACGTGCGTACCGAGTGCATGGTACTCCGCGAGATCGTTGATGGCTGCGACCACATCGGGGCCGATGAGAAGCTGTGGGTTCTGTGCGGCATCCTCGAGGATTTCCGTGGTGTAGCGGACGTTGGTTGCGATCTTCTTGAGGTTCGCGGTGAGCTGTCCGAACTCGGCGCCGGTTGTCGGCTTCGTTGCGGCCTCAGCAACGAACCCAGCGGTCGGGCGTCCGAGGTAGACGGGCCAGACGACTGAATTAGTGTTGACCTGAATCGTATCGGCCATCGCGAAGACGGCGTTTTCACGCGCTACGCGAGAGAGTAGCGTTGCCTGATAGTCGGGCTGGATCAGATAGCCGCCCGCAGCATTCGTTGTGCTGATTGGTTTTTGGTTAGCCATTCATGGGGTCCTTTACGTTAGTCGTTAGCTGGACTGCTGCATCACCTCAAGCAGCCAATTTGCATATGACTGCTTGGGGTCGGTGTTGGTGGAGGGCGTCGAAACACCCGTGCCGTTTGTCTGGGGAGCGTTGACGCGGGGCCTAGCTTCGCTGGAAGCACCGAAGAACTCAGGCGCCTCTTCGCGCACGGCCTCGACTACTTCATCAAGACCGGATACGTTGCCCTCTGAATCCACCTCAAGAGCGGACGTATCGGCAAGGCGCATAGCACCCTTTAGACGCTCGGGGTTAATGCCTGCGTCTCTTAGGGAGTCGCGTAGGGCAAACTCGCGCAAAGTGTTTGTGTAGCGCTCCTCTGCGGTCTTGGCCCGCGCCTCTAGCTTTTCGGCCCTCTCGTTGGCACGGTCGGCCTCGGTGGTGACGGCCTCCTGAATGCCCTGGTACTCACTGAAGCCCGAGAGCACGTCGTCTATTGACTCAGCACCCGTCTGCTCGAGGATGCGATTTATCGCCCTCTGCTCGGCTTCTTTGGCCCTTGCCCCTGCCGCTTTGTTGAGGTCCTTCTGAGTGAAGGTGCGCTCCTCTTGGGAAGCATCCTGCTGAGCTTCTTGCGTAGCTCCGCTAGCCTCTGCGGGCGCGGCCTGTCCTTGTGCTTGCGCTTCTGACATTGTCTTTGCTCCTTTTGGTCAGTTACCCCAGGCTTTGACCCCGGCTGGTTCGGGTAGGTGGTGCTACTTCTTAGGCGGCTTGCTCTCTTGCCACTTGCCGCCCTGCTTCTCGTATTCGCGGCGCGATGCCGCAGCCTTGCGCGGAGACCATCGCCCCTTCGGAGAGCCCAGCGAAGATGCGCGGGCCTGCTTGGTTATCTTTTTCCAGAGTTCGGGCTTTGTCGGTTTCATGCGGCCCGCCTGTAATCGGGCGCGAAGTAATCGAGCAAATCGTTCTCATCTTCGATGCCTAACTCCTGAAAGTAGGTTGCGAGGTATTCGGCCATCTCATCCCCCGACAATCCATCCTTGCGCTTGAGGTTGTTAGGAATAGCCCTGTACTCCTCTCGGAGTTCATCCGAGGTCTTGATGCCGCCCACATCCATAATCGCTGCGTACAAGTTGGCGCGGTCCTCTTTCTCCATCTTGCGAAGCATCGCCTCTTCCATGCGCTTCTGTTGCTTCTGTTCGGCGGTTAGCTCCTCATTAGGGCCAAAGTCTTCGGCAAACGGGTCGTCATCGTCCTTGGCGGCACGCGCACGTTCGCTTGCCGAGATAACGCGCTTTTGCTTGCCGCCGCGTGCAATCTTTTGCGCCTCGGCAACGCTCGCGCCAGACTTGCGGGCCTTCTTGAACCTTCCGAGGTAAGCAGCCAGGGCTTCGGCGTCTACAACGCCCGGTTGCGCTCTGAGTTTGGCTACGAGTGCCTTACCACGTGCTACCTTCGCCACTACTCAAACTCCCTATTCGGTATCTTCTAGAATGATCGAGACGACTTCGACCGTATCGAGCCGTTCCACGCGGTTGGAACGCAGGACCTCAATCGCCCTTTCCCACAAATCGCGGTACTCGGGCTCTGCGTCCTCTGGAAATGTATTGCTAGAGTCCAAACGCCCGTACCGTCAAATCGGTATGTTGGCCGGCTGGGTAATCGAGGTAAAACTTACCCGCATCGGCATGACCGGCTGGCTGGTTAAAGAGGCCCATATCAAACGGCCCTGCCTTGAAACGGGATGCGGAGCCGGGAACGGTGATAGTTAGGTCTGCTACCGCGAACTCTCCCACGGTCGTAGGGGTCTGGATGGTTATGATGCGACTGGAGGCGTTGGCGTTGTTGAACTCTAGGAACACATCACCGTCATTCGTGACCATGTGGCCGTCAGCCGTTCCTGTGGTAGCCGAGGGGTCGGCCAGTCCTGCCCTTACTATTGAGTTGACCGTGAGAGCCGTTCTAGCCATCGCTATCCATACGCTCGGCGGCCTTCCTTGCGATAAGCAGGGCAATCTCTTCACCCGAGAGACCCTTGAGGACTAGCGCCTTGTAGAGCACGCCAGGACGGTCCTTGATTGGTATATCCTTTAGCGCCTCGGCAATGATCTCGCTCACGTGAGCATCCTTCCGTTAGGTATCGGCGGGCCTGGTATACAATCGCAATTAGGGGCCTGCCCTGGCAACATCCCCCCCGTAGCTGCCGGGGCAGAGCCCATCCGGTAGTTCGCACCATCCGCTGCTACGTGAGAGGGTCTGTGAGTCTCAGTCCTGCCCGTGTGATTCCACGACAGGATAGGCCCCCATCTCTCGGCTGCTGCTTCGTTAAGGCGGGCGCCCGCTAGCCTCGTCCTCGACGCCTCCAAGTGCTGACGGAGGTACTTTCTCTCAGCCCTTACAGCCTCAGCGATGCTCTTGCCCTCACCTACCCCCGCAGCTACCCGCTTGGCTGCTCCTATGGCGTAGTGAGCGCGGTAGGAGATGTTAGAAGCGCGGGCCGCGAGAATCGCGGCTGAGCCTGTTGGTTTGGGTATCTGAGGTCCAGTTACCAGAGCAGCAACGGCGGCGCTTACGCCCTCTTCTAGTAGCCCTGGAAGCCTTGCTAGAAGAAGAGCGATGGCTGCTGCTGGCGCCATGCCATCTGGTAGAGTCGCCTGCCCCGCAAGGATGAGAGCGATAGCTGCTGCTATGCCCTCCTCCGCGCTATCTTCTTGGGTCGGGTCGGTCGGTTGGCGGGTTTCCGTCACCGTTTCCCCTTACCGCGTTTTCAATGAGGGCTTGTGCGCTCTCTACGGATGAGCGAGGCCCTGGGGCCTGCTCCGCCTCGCCCTCGATTCTTGCTTTCTCCTCATCTACCATCTCATCATCCCAATCGGGACGGCGCATCCTTATTTTCTCTTCGAGGGAGATAGCATTAGCACCGGCCCACGCCTGCGCCTCTTGCGCCTCTTCGAGAGTGTCTCGGGGCAGTCCGTCGCCAAGCTTTATCTCTGGACGGAAATCAGCCACCTTAGAGCCTCCCGCCTCCCACGCCATAGCAACAGCCAGAGCGTTCCTAATGGCCTCTGATGCCATGCGATCCTTGCCGGCCTTCTTTAGAAGCGTCCTCGACTGCCTGAGACGAAGTGCTTTGCCAGAATCAGCAGAACCGCCCTCATCACGTCCATATGAGGCTTTGGAGTAGCCCATCGTGAGAAGGCAGGTATCTATGAGGAAATCTACCCAGCTAATCACTTCATCCGCTAGGAAATCAGGCTGGATGGTGCCGAAGCGCTTGGACATATCGTCTTGCCCAAGCTCTTGAAGTCTTCCGCCCCGGACGGGGATGATGCCTGATACGTCTATGCGGCCAGAATCATCGAATAGCTCAGCAGGGGCCATAGAGACGGGACGGGATTTCTCACTCTTCTCTGCCCCGTATGAAACCTCGGCATCTATCCTATCTAGAACCGCCGTAGCTCCAGTGAGATCCGAGTATCCGCCCGAGACGTTATCCCAGCGTATGAGAGTAGGCTGATCAAGGCCGGTATCTTCCTCCTCGGGAAGTCCTGCGAACTCATCCAGGATATCAAGCGCAACCGGTGAGCCCATCTGGGACGTGGAGCCCCGGTATAGCTTCCTGCTAACTCCGCCCCTTACGTGCTCTTCTACGAGACGGTACACGTCGGTGGAGAGGCCGCCTGTCGTGCTCTCGAATTGACGCTCTATGATTACAGCACCACCAACGACAAAGCCGCCGTGACGCTCATCCCATATGACCTCATGCTCATGGACGTGAGTTATTAGCGGGGTTTCTGTGCCGTTTACATTCGTGTCGGTTATGACCCGCAGGCCGCCCCGCCCCTGAGCGGCGACGATGGCGGCCATAGCGATTAGACGCGCTTCTAAGCCGTTAGCCTCTGTGACGGTCTCTAGTAGGCCCTCGTCTGATTCAAAGGTAATCTCTGGCTCTGCCGAGAAGAGCATTTCGGCTGAGAAGTTGCAGACCTCGCGAGCTACGGCTACGGGGGTATACATCCTTCGCCCGTATGCTGTGCGTGAGAACTCGGGCGCGTAGGCTAGGCGGTCGTCCCGGTCGTTCTTGTAGCGCCTTAGATGGTCCTCTGCTTCTTCCCAGCGGGCGCTTACCGAGGCAGGGGGCCAGGTCCTTGCTGCTTCGGCTCTAGCAAGGGGAGATATAAGGCGTTCTAGGAGACTAGCCACTAACGGTCCTCGACTATGCGTGAGCGTCTGGAGGCGTAGAAAGCGGTCGCCGCATCCACGGGGTGGTCGTCTTCCTTGATAACGTCCTCCGAATCTTCCTTATACCTGTAGCGCTTCGTGGTCCGTATCAGCTCGGGCACATTAGGCCCCATAGTCTCTAGGTCATTCTCTAGAAACCACCTACGCGTCTTGATGCCGCCTTCTTTGAACTTCCCAAACGGAACGGCTACTAGCTGCGTAGCAAGCCCGGCACGGTCAAGAGCGTCAGCGAGCGCAGCGTTCTCTGTAGCGCCTGCGGCATCAGCGTAGACGGCTTCTATTCTGTGCTCTCTGCAAAGCGATGTGATGAACTCGACTCTCGTATCTAGCTGAGTGGCAACTGCAAGGCGCTCTGCGAACCAATGAACTCTGCCCTCTGGGTCTTCCTGGCACACCTCGAACGCTGTTGCGTTTGTGTAGCCCCAGTCAAGACCAGCGAAGCAGGGCAAATCGTCCCGGTATACGGCGACTCTCTCTGTTGCCTGCTGTACCTTCTCGCCTGGAAACACTGCACCTACATAGATTAGAGGGTTTGCTTCCCACTCTTGCTCGAATTGGGCGCGGGGGGTCGTTCTGCGCGCTTCATCGATTTCATCGGGGTGGATAAACGGGTTGTTTATCGTTGGGTAGCGGTAAGAGCCCCAGTCCTCGAATGAATCATCTTGCCCGCGTTCGTAGAGTTCATAGAACCAGTTTTCGCCCTGAAACGTCGAGATGAGAAGAGCGCTGCCCCTCGTATCCGCAAGCGTCGGCCTTAGCGATGAGTACCAAGCCTCTTGCTCGATGAACGCCGCCTCGTCTATCACGAGGTAATCAACGCCCTCACCGCGCAAGTTGTCGTGCTTGTTGGCGGAACGGAACATAAACCGCGAACCGTTCCAAAGCGTTACCGTCTTCTCGGAAAGATTCACATCCCGCGCATCGGGAGGTACCGCTTGAAGGAGCATTCGCATCGCTATGCGTGTCTGATCATGTGTTGAGGAGACCCACCAGACTAGAGAATCGGGCGTCTCCGCTGCAAATATCAGCGTGTCAGCAACGGCGAATGTGGTCTTGCCCCACCTGCGACCACAGGCTACAACTCTAAACCGCCTTGAGTCGTCCAGTACCTCTAGCTGACCGTCGTGGAGTGTCACGTTTATCTTCGGTGCTAGGAGCTGCCCGGCCAATGTTTATCTCCACGCCCTTACCTTGATGCTCTTGTACGACCTTCTCATGCCTGCCCGCTCTCGTCTTCTCCCACCAGATAGCGGCGGTCATATCGCCCTTCAAAGCTTTCTCAAAGATGGACTTACCGATTTTGTGTTGTGCTTCGGCGCGTCCTTTTTGTAAGGCTGCCAAAACTCTCGGCTCATCCTGTTTTCTGGCAAAGGTTCTATGGGCTATGCCGAGTACGTCGGCTATCTGGTCCTGGGTAAGACCGTAGCCCGCCAGTAGTTCGGCCTGCCTTAGCTGCTCGTCAGTTATCTCTATCTTTGGTCTGCCCATGAATCCTCAAGAAAGTAAGAGCCCCGGACACGTGCGCCAATGAGAAAAACGCTTGATCGTTCGACCGGAAGAGAGTCAACCCTTAAAAGGGCC